TTTCATATCCATATCTAACATCCCCTCCTTTAAATGGTGAGGAGGAGTATCATTTTGAGGATGAGGATGATTGGAACACGCCAGCCGGTAAAGCAGCTCGTGAGGAGATGATTAAAAAATATGGAGACCAGACTCCTGATAATACTCCAGCAACCGAAGAAGCAAAAGCGACTGGTGGAACTAACACCACTGTACCTGCCGATTGCAAAGTGATCTTTGCGTCTCAGAAGTTTACCAATGATTATCGCATCTCTCAAAATTTCACACTAGGAATGTTGATTGACGGTGGTGTGGATGGCAAGAACCGTCTACAAGCTCAATGTGGTTTGTCTGTGCAGGAGATTGTGTGCAACTTATCACAGCTGTGCAATAACATTCTTGAGCCTATGATTGCAAAAGGACTATTACCGGGTGGTATTGGTGGTTACAAGAAGCAGTGGCAAATTAACTCTGGATTCAGAAGTGCTGGTGGATCAACATCAACGTCCGACCACCCATATGGTAGAGCGTGTGATATAACACTGCTACCGTATGATTCTACAAAAGCAAAACGCAACTTTGAGTTGTGCCAGGCGATCGAAAAGGTATTACCCTATGATCAGATCATTATGGAATATCGTAGTGGTGGCTCAAATTGGATTCACATCGGATTCCGTGGTCCGGACACCAAAGGACCAGGAGCAAATAGAAAGTGGGCATTCACTATGTTAAATGACGCTGTTTATAAACGAGATGCCAAGGGCATTCCTTCGGGCTTCTTCTTGCTCTGATAAATAAAGATATGGCTCGAATACCTTACACATATCTCATTGGCTGGACCACCCATAATAAATGGTATTATGGGGTTCGTTACGGACATAAATGTAATCCATCCGACTTGTGGGTAAATTATTTCACTTCCTCAAAGTATGTTGCGTCATTCCGCGCAACTAACGGAGAACCGGATGTGATTGAAGTCCGCAACACATTTACAACCGCAGAAAAGGCTCGAATATATGAGTCTAAAGTGTTACGGCGTATGAGGGTAGTTAAACGAGATGATTTCTTAAATAAGTCGGATCTAATATCCTATGGCGTAGGTCCAGGTGACCAAAATCCTATGTGGGGTAAACATCACACCGAATCCCACAAACAATATATGTCTCAAAAAATGATGGGAGTCCACGCAGGAGAAGCGAGTCCGTATTTTGGAAAGACATGGGAAGATGTTATGGGAATTGAAGTTGCTACTAAAAAAAGGCTAGATTGTTCTAACCGCACTTTAGGTAAAAACAATCCAATGTACGGCAAAAAGCACACAAAAGAGTCAAAAATTAAAATGGCGCTGCATAGAAGATCAACATTGGGCGAATTAAATCCCAATGCCCGTCAAATTATTATTGATGGAATTTCATATCAAACTATACAATCAGCGTGTGATATTCTTGATCTGAGTTACTATAAAGTCCGTAAAATTTTAGGAGACTTTTAATGCCTAGAAATACTAGGGTGTTTGTCGATTTAGACCTCAACTTTACCAAAAACCCCGTCACAGGGGACGTCTCAAAGAAGTACGATGAGAATGCGATAAAGCAGTCGGTCAAAAATCTCATAATGACCAATCATTATGAGCGCTTATTCCACCCTGAGGTGGGATCGCAGGTGTCTGGGCTTTTGTTCGAGCCGGCAAGCCCTCTTCTCGACGCTATGCTGACACAGGCCATTAAAAACACAATTACCAACTTTGAACCACGTGTGAATTTGATCAGAGTTGATGTGAGGTCCAATCCAGATAACTACACTTTGTACGTGTCTATTACGTTTAAAATCATAAACACGGAAAGACCACTGTCAATTAACTTCACATTGCAGAGAACTCGATAATGGCAACCAATAAAAAAATTACAACGACAGAGCTTGATTTCGATAAGATCAAAAACAGTCTGAAGACATATCTTCAGGGACAGGATCAGTTTACTGATTATGATTTTGAAGGATCCGGTTTAACCCTACTATTGGACGTATTGGCCTACAATACTCACTACAACGCCCTGTACACCAACCTAGCAATCAACGAGGCATTCCTTGATTCCGCATCAAAGCGCGCTTCTGTAGTTTCAAAAGCAAAAGAGCTGGGATACACGCCGTTCTCTGCAACCGCTGCCACCGCAGTTGTCAACATTACATTTAATGCCGAAAATGCTGAGGTTGCTCCAAATACATTGGAATTGAGTCGTTATGCACCGTTCTCAACAACGTCGAATGGTACGACGTTTATTTTTTACACCAATGAAGCTCGCCTTGCTACAAAAGTAAACAATACGTATACTTTTACAGACGTTCATATCAAAGAGGGGTCCTACCTAACATACCGCTTCCCCGTCGTCGGTAGTAATGATAAATTTGTTTTACCTAACACAAAAGTCGATTTATCAACTCTCCGTGTCCGCGTACAGGATAATTCTCAATCGTCGACATATACCGCCTTCACTCGTAGCGACACTTTACTGAATATTGATAGCACATCAACTGTATATTTTGTCAAAGAGATTGACAGTGGTTTATACGAGCTAGAGTTTGGTAATGATGTGATTGGTAAAGCTCTTTCAGCTGGTAACGTAGTGGTTGTTGATTATATCTCCACCTCCGCAGGCCTCGCAAATAACGCAAAGGGGTTTACATTCTCAGGTGGCCTGATTTCTGGAATGACAGCCGCCGTTACTACTACGACTGCTGCGTATGGTGGCGCTGATGCAGAGTCGATTGACTCAATCAAATGGAATGCTCCACGTCATTTTGCAACTCAAAATCGTTGTGTTACTGTCGACGACTACAAAACAATTATTCAATCAAATTACCCAAACGTCGACTCCATTAATGTTTGGGGTGGTGAGCAGAATGTCCCCCCATCGTACGGCGATGTATTCATATCAATTAAGCCATCTACAGGAAACGTACTATCCGCAGCTGAGCAAACAGTCATCCTCAACGAAGTCATTGGAAACCGTCGCATCGTTACCGTACACCCAAAACTCGTTGATCCAGCTTATTTAAATTTATCAATGGACGTCTCGTTCTATTACAATCCAACAGAGACTACATTAACATCTGCAGACTTAACAGCTCAAGTTCGTGCCACGATCATAGATTACAATAACACATATTTGCAAAAATTTGGTGGTATTTTTAAGTTCTCGCAATTAACCCGTTTAATTGATAGCACAAACCCCGCTATAGTCAACAGCATTGTGACGTTTAAATTACGCCGTCCCATTCCTATTGTATATAATGAAGCGACACAATATACAGTTAACCTAAGCAACCCAATTTATAATTCTGGTGTTCCGGAAGAGTCTATTCTATCGACTGGGTTCACCGCGCTAAATACTAATTACACATGCTATATCGATGATGTCCCTGCAGAGGGATCTAATATTGGTACGCTGCGTATGTTTTACATTTTGAACGGCCAGAAAAACATTGTCCGCAACGTCGGAACGGTGAACTACGCAACTGGTACAATCAGTATTTCTGACATCATTATCACTAATGTAGAGCAAGATTCATTAGAATTCATTATTAAGACGTCATCAAACGATGTTGCATCATCTCGCAACCAGATTGTTCAAATCAGCGAGAATCTTTTGAACATTACTCCAATTATTAACACCTCCGCTGACAACTATCAATTCGCCGCTAGCAGAAATTAACAATGAGCTTACCTCAAAGAATTTATAGTCAGGTACCGGAGTTTGTTCGTTCGGATCACCCAGCATTCCTTGAATTTCTCAAGGCGTATTATGCCTGGCTGACGACAGAGTACAGTCCTAATAAAATTGAAGATCTGGTTGACATTGACGATACGGTCAATGAGTTTATTCAGTACTTCAAAAAAGAACTCGATATCAATGGTGTTCTGCAGGGCGTTGACAATAGAACATACTTACGTCACATCAAAGAGCTATATGCTTCTAAGGGTTCGACGGCTGGTCTTGAATTCTTATTCAAAATTCTTTACGGCGAAAAGTCGTCGGTTCAACATCCTTGGGACTACGTTTTCAAGCCTTCCAATGGTGAGTGGTTCCAAGACATTTCGGTCCTTGCAACGCCCACCACCGGTGACTTAAATGGGATGCTCGGCAACCCAGTCATTATTACTGATGATGCTGGTGTTAAGTATCAAACGGTTGTAACAAATATCAACACCCGCCGCAACGGTGTTGTAGAATTGTTTATCGGCCGATTCACACATGAAGCTCCACTCTATTCTATTGAATCATTGACAGGTGATATTTCAGCTGTTTTATTGCAGACTACCGTTCAAGGTAAGGTTGAAAGACGTGGTTCTGGTTTCCGTATTGGTCAGGTATTCAAAGTCAACTCGTACGGTGGTTCTGGGTCGCTTGTTAAAGTGAAGGCAGTTGATTCGAATGGTGGTATTACAGCCGTTGAGATTATTGGTTTTGGAACCGGCTATAATGCCGACTTCAACTTATTAATTTCACCAACCAACTTTATTGACCCAACCACACTCGGTGCACGTGTTAATTTCAATCTTACACAATATTATTTGTATCCAACCCCAACTGAAGAAGATCCAACTCCAGAGCCAATCCTTCTTGTCCCTCCAAGAGTAACAGACACCGTATATAAGACGAACGATGTTGCAGATATTCAGAACGAAAGCGGCTCCATCGTCAAACACCTTTACACGGACTTAGATACAACGTATATGACTGACCCATCATATGTGGGTGAAACGGTCGGTACATTTCAATCGCAACGTAACACGCAGTATGTTGCTGGTGATTATGCTTCCATTAAGTTTACCGTCGGTCATATATGCATCTACCCCGGTTACTATAAAAGCAGTAACAACATTATTGGCGACTTAGTTTATATTGAAGATTCATATTACTACCAAGCATTCTCATACGTAACCGTACTAGAAAAGAAGCTAGAAGATTATAGCGATCTCTTGAGACGTACGCTGCATCCAGCCGGCACAAAGCATTTTGGTACGTATTTGATTTTTGACAACTTGCAGCTTAACGCAACCTTAGATCCTTCATTGAACTTAATTTCTAAGGCTGACGCAATCCGAGATGTAGTACAGCTTGTTGAAGAATTGATTTTTAATCTGGAAGTTGCTTACAGCGATTCTGCAGTAGTAACAGAATTGTTTGATCGTGTACTTACAGCTCAACGATCATTCGAAGATGCCACGACAAATGTTGACGATACCCAATATTCATTTGACATTTATCCAGTATACAGTGACACCGCGACTGTTACGGAAGTCTTCGATAGAGTTTTTGATTCATCAAGATCATTTGGTGACACCGCCACTGTTACGGAAGTCTTCGATAGAGTTTTTGATTCATCAAGATCATTTGGTGACACCGCCACTGTTACAGAAGTATTCAGTCGCGTGTGGAGTGCTAATCCATCTCTCGACGATTCACTAACAACAACAGAAGATTTTAGTCGGGTTTGGACAGCAAATACCGCACTCACGGATACGGCGTCTATAACTGAGATTATTGAAATAGTACCGGGAATCATTCTCCCCGATAGTATTGCAACAACTACATTAGATCCTGTATTTGAAGCATCTAAATATAGTAATGATACGGTTACCGCTATAAGCTCTGGAGGCTTGTATATGGAGCCATACTATGTTGAAGTAAGCCCAGATACCTATTGGCAAGCGGGTTATTTAGAAAACGAACGCGAGTTCACAAACTAGGAGATATCCATGAATTCTTTCAATGAAACACCTAAGGTAACGGGTCAAGTTACTTTCACGCACCTCGACGCTGATGGCAATGTTATCAGCGAGTCTACAGTCCCAAACCTCGTTGTTACAACCGGTCTAGCTCACATCGCTAGTCGTGTAAAAGAGGGTACTGCAACTGTGATGTCCCACATGGCTCTCGGTTCCACATCGACAACGCCAACGCTAGCTGATACCTCTTTGGGTGCGCAGTTGGGCCGGGTAGCTCTTACTGCAACTGCAGTGTCCGGCAACGCAATTACATACACAGCTACCTTTGGTGCTGGTACTGCAACCGGTGCCGTCGTCGAAGCTGGTATTTTCAATGCCTCTTCTGGTGGTACTATGCTTTGCCGTACCGTGTTCCCTGTTATTAACAAAAACGCCGGCGACTCTTTGGCAGTTACTTGGGTTGTTACTGTAAGCTAATCCACACATGGCTAATACTCTTTCTCTTGCAAAACCAGGTTTCAAAACAGCGATTGTTGAATCGCTGTATAATGAAATCTTATCTAACTCCAACTCATACTACTATTTTCTTGGTAGAACATTAGATTGGACTGGGATCAGTGACACTGCTGCAGCACCAGAGGTAACAACTGCTTATGAAAATCAAACAAGAGAAGAGATTATTTTCCTGAAAAAGATTACGTCAGCGGATGCTGCGTATATCATTCCGCGGTATGATTGGATATCCGGAAGCGTGTACGATATGTACGATGACAATGTGGGCAAGCAAGTTGTCGTGGCAAATTGCCTTGGAGGCAGTACGTTTGTCACTGGTACTTTTGACATGTCACAGATTGGTATTGGTTATCTGGTAACTGGTACCAACATTGCTGCGGATACCCGAGTGACTTCAGTCACTCCTAATAGAGTAGATTTCGACACTCCTACGACCGGCAATGCTTCTGGTACTGTCACGTTTACAGTTGCCGCGGCATCTGGTGCTTTGCGATTGGAAGAATCAAAATTTTACGCCATTACAAATGAGCGCAATGTATATAAGTGCTTGTTCAATAATAACGGCGCGCCTTCGACGGTTAAACCATACTCAACGACTCACGAGACAATTGCAACTGCTGATGGTTACATTTGGAAGTTCATGTACACCATTCCAAGCGCGTTGGTTAATAAGTTCATGTCTGTAGATGACATGCCGGTGACTACTGCAGTAAAGAATGAGTACTACTCACGCGGTGCCATCAGCTCTATTACTATTGAGAATAGCGGTGAAAATTACGTTGCAGGTGATCAACTAGTGGTCACAGGTGATGGACACCTAAGTGAAAACACATATCAAATACTAGCAGTTTCAATTGAAGAGCCTGGTTCCGGCTATGTAACTCCTCCAACAGTTGCTATCACGAACCCCTACGACGCTATTTTATTCGAGCAAAATACTTTTTATCTCACCAACCAATATGTCAAAGTGGACAACCGAATCTACGAGGTGACAACTGGCGGTATCAGTGGAAGCGTAGATCCTACGCACACGAGTAGTGGTGATCCTATCCTCAATGGTGGTTGCGCTCTTCGTTTCGTTGGACTTACCGCTTCTGGCGCTGCTATACTCACAGATGGTTCCATTACATCCGTTCCTTTATCTGGTATTGTTGGATATGTTGAAATTACAAATGTTGGTAGTGGTTACGACGTCGATAATCCGCCAGCAGTGACAATTACTGGTGATGGTATCAACGCAACCGCGACTGCACAAGTGTCAGCCTCAGGTAGGGTAACTGCTGTTGTTATGGCTGATCGAGGAACTGATTACACAACAGCCACAGTAGAAATTGATCCACCAGCATCAATCAACAATGTTTTTGACGCAACAACGTCAGTTAACTTAACCACAAATACAATCACAATCACAGACCACGGGTTTATTACTGGCAACCGAGTAATTTACACTAATGGGTCAGATACATCCATTGGTGGCTTGACGAGTGGTGACACATACTTTGTGATCCTCGTCGATGTTGATCACATTAAGTTGGCGTCCACTTATAAGAATGCTATGAACTTTAACGAGCTCGATCTAACGTCGGGTGCAACTGGTACGTCCCACACAATCGATTTAGATGTTGAGCAAGCTACTGCAAACGCGGTTGTATATTATGGGTTTGGTTATTCAACTACTCCAACGGTGGATGTCACGCACCCTTTTGTTGCAGATCACGTTTGGACCGCCGCTGGATTGGTAGACTATGAGAATATTGTAAACTACGGTGATAGATTTTACCAAGTCGCGACAGTGGGAACGGATAACTCGTTGGGTGAGTCTCCACCAACCCATTTATCTGGTACCGTCGCCAACGGCAAAGTTGATTTGTTGTTTGTGGGCCAATCCGCTAAACTTTCAGTATTCACAGCAAAAACTGCAGCTAAGGTAGTCCCTATTATTGAAAATGGACAGATTGTCAGTGTAATTACTACTGACTCTGGTATTGGATATACGACGGCAACGATTAATGCCTACGGCAATGGCACCGGTGCCATTTTAACACCAAATCTATCACACGGTGATTTAAATAGCCGTCAGGCCAACATTGAGCTGCTAGCTACCCCAGGAACAATAGATGTAATTTCAGTTCTCAATCCAGGATCAAGCTATGCATCTGCCACCATAACGATTACGGGTGATGGTGAGGGTTGTGTGGCGGAGGCTGTTATTGAAAATGGTGGAATTGCTGCAATCAATGTAATTGAGCCGGGATTTGGATACACAAAAGCGACGGTGACCATCACCGGTAACACAGCAGCTCAACAAGCATATGCAAGAGCAATCGTATCACCAATTAACGGCCATGGAAGCGATGCCGTTCGTGAATTGTTTGCCAAGGATCTTTCCTTATCAACTACAATATCAACTGACCGCAATCTGGGTTTTGTTGTTGATAACGACTACCGCCAGCTCGGTATCATTAAAAACCCACGTGCTTTTGGTGCTACAACACGATACACAAACTTTACCGGATCCACTTGCTACAGTATCACCGGTAACTTTTTATACGCATTGTTGGTTGCTGATATGTCAATGACTGATGAGAGTGGTAATCGCTTTCGCTTAGTTGCAACGCCAGCTACCGAGCCAGCAGCTAATACCGTGTTTACAGTCCTTGTACAATCATTAGACAATGCCACGCCAACAATTGGCGAGAAGATCAACTATGGCAATACATATGCCATTCTTTCCGCAGTGACTAATCCAACAGTGAATAAATATTCTGGAGATTTGCTGTTCATCGACAATAGAAGCTCGTTCCAGCCGACCGATGAACAGACAATCTCTATCAAGACAGCGATCAGACTTTAATTACAGGCGAAAAAACAATGGCTACAAATTTCAACACCGGTCCTTACTTCGATGATTTCGATAAGGACAACCACTTTTACCGTGTGTTGTTCAAACCAGGATATGCTGTTCAAGCACGTGAACTGAATCAACTGCAATCGATTCTCCAACACCAAGTCTCGAGTGTCGGTAACCACCTATTTAAGAAAAACTCTATCGTCGTTCCGGGTGGCATTGCTTTAATTGAGTCTGCAAATATTGTCTCAATTACTAACATTAACGACCCGTCAGTATTAGTTGGTAAGACTATCACCAACGCCTCCAATTTTGACTTCACCGATGATGCAACGTTAGATGGATACATTACTGCTATTGTTCTTGGTTACAAGATTGCTTCGACTGACACCCCTGCCGCCTTGTATGTGAAATACATCAAGTCGCAAGATGATGGTCGCATTACATTTAACCAAAGCGAGGAGTTGAAAACAGTTGACTCATCTCTGTTCACGTTTAATGTAGATAGTACTATTGGTTCTACCCTCGGTAAAGTTGCCACAATCAGTGCTGGTACTTTCTATACCAAAGAAGTGTTTGTCGATTGCTCCCAACAATCAATTATTATTGAAGTTGATAACGCAGTAACAACAAATTGCACAGTTGGCCTGAACATTGTAGAGTCTATCGTCACATCTGATGATGACTCCTCATTGCTTGACAATGCTAATGGAAGTCCGAACCAATACGCACCAGGCGCAGATCGATACAAGATTGATTTGGTACTCGCACGCATTGACGACTCCACCGCGCTGAGTGACGACACGTTCATTAAGATGATGGTGATCGAAAACAACGTTGCAACATATATCAACAACAAGACACAATACGCTGAAATTATGACTATGTTGGCTCGTCGCACATACGACACCAACGGTAATTTCATCGTTAAGGGGTTAGATACCTCAATCACCGAGGCAGGTAACCCAAATTATATCTGGACCAACATTACAAAAGGTAAAGGTTACCTAGGCGGTTACGAATACGAGCAATTGGTCACAACGCCAATTGCTATCGAGAAGCCTCGGGACGCAGCGCACCAAAAAGAAGTTGGCCCTGTTATTCAGTACACCTCTGGCATGACGTATTTCTACGCCGCCGGCGCTAGCTTGCTCAAAGAGATCCCAACAAAAAACTCTCTAGTGCAGTTCACTAACACAAATCCAATCAAAATCACATTTGACGCTACGAGCGGTTCTGTTGTTAATTTAACTGATAACACGATTACAAAAATTAATCACAACCTGCAAACTGGTGTTGCCGTTACATATAAAATAGGTGGTATATCTCCCGCAGTAATTGGCGGACTGGAAGACAACACCACTTATTACGTTATCCGCATTAGTTCGAGTGTAATTAAGTTGGCATCTTCATATGCTAACGCAATTGCTCTTACAGCAATTGATCTGACTAGTGGTGCAGCCGGGACGTCTCATGTAATTGAGAAAAACTATAGTGTTGTTGGATATGGCATTTTCAAAGATATTGAATTTGGTTTTGGTACTCCCAACGTCAATGACGTATACAAAGTATTTTTTGATTATATAAGTCTCGAAAAAGGCTTCGTGTTAGAAGATATTGGTGGCATCAAATCCATCAACGGGGAAGGCACGGCCATTCTACACGAATTGCGTTTAGCAAATGTATTTGGTACATTTACTGCCGGTAATGTAATCATGTCGGCTACGAATGATACACAAATTGGTTTGATGTACAATGTGGTGAATGCACGTGCTTATGTCATTAAGAATACATCAGCAACAATCCCAAATACCGCAACTGTAAAAGATACGACGACAAACGCCACAGCAACAAGATCAGATACATTTGTGACAAACTACACAACCTCATCTATTCCGATGGTTGAGGTT